TATAAGTCATCAAAAATTTTACCTATGGTAAGAATTATTAAAGGTAACTGGTTTATTGCTCCAGCCTATGAAACTAATCCAAAAAATTATGGCGTTGTCTTAGGATTTGAGTACAAGATATGAATGATGAACAAGAGCTACCATCACCACCAAGGAGTCCATTTAGATGAAGCGTATACTACACAGAGATAAACCTAAAGCTGAGATTATAGAAAAGATGACACGTGCAACATTTAAAGAGACTGATTGTGATGAAGTTATAGTAGAGATGCTACCAAATAAAGATACAAGATCAGGAAAGCAAAACAAACTGTACTTCATGTGGATTGATTGTTTAGTGAAAGATGGAGAGACAGGAAACAGTAAAGATGCATTTCATAGATACTTTGCGACAGAATTTTTAGATACGGTTGTAGAGGAAGTTAATGGTAGAACTGTAGTGTGGAGTCCAACTACTAAAACGTTGCCAGTAGGAGTGTTTAAAAAATATCTTGATGACATTAATGACTTTGCTGGATCAATTGGATGTATATTACCCAAACCTGAAGATTTATATGCTTCAGCAATGGGGTATGACAAAATAGGAAAGGAGAATTAAATGGCAAGACCAACTAAGTGGAGTGAAGAGATTGAGGAGAGAGCTACACGCTACATAATTGATTACCAAATCTATGGTGATATGATCCCTAGCATTGAAGGAATGGCTGAACATTTAGAGCTACACAGAGACACTTTATATGAATGGGCGAAGGATAAAGACAAAGGGTTTTCCGACATATTAGGGCGTTGTATGCAAGTTCAGGCTAAAACATTGGTCAATAATGGGCTTAACAACACGTTTAATTCAGCGATTACTAAGCTCGTATTAGGTAAGCATGGATACCACGATAAGATGGAGCAAGATATAACATCAAGTGATGGAACTATGAAGCCAACAATCATAGAGTTAGTCGCTAAAGTTAATGAGTGAAGTAGGTCAGATAGAATTACCTCCAAAGTTATTACCAGTATTTCAAGGTGAAGCTAGGACAAGATATGCATATGGTGGTCGTGGTTCAGGAAAGACTAGATCATTTGCGTTAATGACAGCAGTCTTTGGTTATCGTTGGGGCATGAGTGGCAAGAAAGGACAGATACTATGTGCTAGAGAGTTTATGAACAGCCTTAGTGAGTCATCATTAGAAGAGATCAAGTCTGCAATACTATCAGTACCATGGTTAGCTGACTACTATGAGATAGGTGACAAATACATTAAGAGTAAAGATGGCAACATACAGTACACGTTCTCAGGTCTTAGAAGATCACTAGACTCAATCAAATCTAAAGCTCGTATCTTATTGTGTTGGATTGATGAAGCTGAAGCGTTAAGTGGTAGAGCTTATGACGTTCTAATACCAACGGTAAGGGAAGTAGACTCAGAGATATGGATCACGTGGAATCCAGAGTCTAAGTATTCAGCAACACATGAACGGTTTAGAGCTAATCCTCCTGAAAATTCTAAGGGTGTAATGCTTAACTACACAGACAACCCATGGTTTCCTGACGTTCTTGAACAAACAAGATTAGAAGATCAAGAAAAACGACCTGATATGTATGAGCATATTTGGACAGGTGGCTATCTAATTTATAGTGAAGGCGCTTACTATGCAGCAGAGATGCGAAGAGCTAGAGACGAAGACAGGATTAGTAAGGTAGCTTATGACAGATCAACAGGCGTTGTAGTTTCATTTGACCTTGGTGTAGGTGACTCAACGGTACTATGGTTTGCACAGTTTGTAGGAACAGAGGTACATCTAATAGATTACTATGAGGCTTCAGGTGTTGGACTAGAACATTACGTTAAAATATTACAAGAGAAACCATACGTGTATTCCAACTACATCTTTCCACATGACATTAGAGTTAGAGAACTTGGATCAGGTAAGAGTAGGTTAGAGACGTTAGAGAGTCTTGGTATTCGAGCAGAGAAGACTGACATTGCACCTTCATTATTAATTGATGATGGCATACAAGCAGTAAGAGCTATGCTAGATAAGTGTTACTTTGATGCTGAAAAGTGTGAAAAAGGAATAGATGCACTAACAAATTATCAACGTGAATGGGATGACAATGGTAAAACATGGCGTATGAGACCATCGCATAACTGGGCAAGTCATGGTAGTGATTCATTTCGTTACCTTGCAATAGGCTATCAACCTTATAATGAGTCATGGGATAAACCTATTAGAAGAAATATGAAGGGGATTGTATGAAGGGATTATTAGGAGATATGTGGGATGGAGTAAGTAATTTCTTAGGCAAACCTAAAGTTGCAACTCCTGAACGTATCAAGAAAACAGATGATGATCCATATGGTTTGATGTCTATGGTAGCTAATGCTGGACAAGACTCCGAAGTATTTCGTAAAAACATCATTCCTAATACAGTAGATATTGGTCAAGGTTTATTACAAATAGCACGTGATCCAATGACTGCTGCAAAAGATGCAACTAATGTAACTATGGGTGCTATAGGAAACGTACTACCTGAAGGAGTTACTATTGGTGGTGGTGTGTTTGACTATGACAATACTCAGAATGTAGAAAATGTTTCTAATATGTTTGATACTGTAGTTAAAAAGCTAAGTACTGCAGAAGGTAGAAGAGACACATTCCTACAAAACCCTGTAGATTTTTTGTTTGGTGCATTTGCTTTAGCTTCAGGCGCTACTAAATTATCTAAAATGACACCTGATATTAAAGACAAATTTGATAGTGTAGTTGAAAAGGTAGAGTTACAAGTATCTAAAGGCATGGATCAGACAGAAGCATTTGCTATTGAAGTAGATAAATTATTCCCTGATGCGTTTGGTGGTGTTCCAATGCAGAAGATTATTACTAATAGCGGTGATTATGAAGGTCTAGGTGTTTCACAAGGAATTATAGATAACATTAAATTGCTTGATCCAACATACGCAAGACCAGCAAAACGTGTTGGTGATCTACGAATGATTAAAGAAGGAACGTATGATCCAAACAAAACTATACAAACGTATGGCAAACCTGAAGGTGATGCACCAATCTCACTTTATGATTATGTTAACCGTTATGTTGTATATGGTATGGGTGATACTAGTAATACAACAGGTGAAATATTAAATGTTAATGGTTTTCCATTAGCTACTCCAAACAAGAAAGAAGGTGGTACTAGTTTTGGTACTGATCCTGATAATAGAAAAAGAAATGCAATATGGGCATCAGCTAAAACACAATTATCTGCGCTACAAAACAAATTAAGAGAAGTACAAAATGCTTCTAGAAATACAGATGGTGGTGTATTGTTTGCTAACTGGCAGATGAAAGGTAGTGGTATAGACTTCAGTCATCAAATGGCTAATTCAATGTTACAAGCTGTTAAAGGTAACCTAGATAAGATAGACATGAAAGAACTTGATAGATTAATTAAAGAAACATCAACTAAAGTTGTTTCAACTGGGGAAGGTAAAAACAAAGTATCTAAAACTGTTAATATTAATCAAGACTGGAGAGGAGTTAATTCAAAAAATCCGCTTAAAGGTTTAGATGGTGACGATAGAAAAGCTATTATAAAACTTATTGATGTTAATTTTAGAGAGGGAGTAGGATCAAGAACAGATCATCGTTTAGCTAATAGTGATCCAAACCAATTGATAACAGAACCTACAAGTTTGCATATGCTGTATGAACCTGATCTATCAAAGTCTATCAAGAAATCACCACACAGCACTTATCCGTATGAAATGGAAGGTAAGCCAATGGGTAACATACAAGAACAAGTAAGTCATTTAGATTTAGCAGAAGTTCTTAACAAAGGTGAAGGTAAAAATGCTGGTCAACGAATTACTGCTGACTCTCTATTATTGCCCGGTGGACATAATAACTATAGATCAATGAGTGGACAATTGCCATATGGATTACTTACTAAAGAAATAATAGATGAAGCTGTTGCTTTAGGACAGAAAAGATTTAAAGCAAGACAAGGTTTACTACTATAACAATCAACACTAACATTAATAAATGATATACTTTACGATAAATTAGGCTAGGACTTAGTATGGCATTAAATACATATACAGGATTAAAAGCTAGTATTGCTGACTTTTTGAACAGAGATGATCTAACTTCTGCGATTGAAGACTTCATAACATTAGCTGAGTCACAGATTACTAGAGACGTAAGACACATGAAGATGGAAGCTCGTGCATCAGGTCAACAAGATGGTGGAGATGAGTATATGCAGACACCTTCTGACTGGCTAGAAACAATACGCTTACATTTAACAGGAACAGGAACTTCAGTAGTCAATCTTATATCAAGAGATGCAATGGCAGATAAAAGAGCTGGTGCTGAGAACGCTACTGGAACACCAACAAACTACACACACGCTGATGGACAGTTTCAACTGTATCCTACGCCAAGTGTGACAACAGATTTTGAGTTACTTTATTATCAGAAGCCTCCAGCTTTAAGTAGTAGTAACGCAGATAACTGGCTTTTACTAGAAGCACCTGATGTATACCTCTATGGAGCGTTATTACATTCAGCACCGTATCTAGCAGAAGACCAAAGGGTAGCAATATGGGCGCAGATGTATTCTGCAGCTGTACTGCAATTAAACGAATCATCTGAACAAGCACAATATAGTGGTTCAGGATTAAAATTAAAAATCAGGGGATTAGTATGAGTTTTACTAACTTTTTAGAAACAGAAATATTAGATCACGTTTTTGCTGGTGCAGCTTATACAGCTCCTTCAACAAAGTACATTGGTTTATTTACAGCAGCTCCGGGCGAAGCTGGTGGTGGTACAGAAATATCAGGTAGTGGTTACACACGTAAATCAATAGCATTTTCTACGTCAGGTGCTACAACAAGTAATTCAGGAGCAGTAGAATTTCCAACTGCAACTGGCTCATGGGGTACGATTACTCATGTTGGTATTTTTGATGCAGCTACATCAGGAAACTTAATGGTCTATGCCACGTTAACTGCAAGTAAAGCTGTAGCTTCAGGAGACGTATTCAGAGTACCAGCTGGTGATCTAGATATTACTTTGAACTAGGCTAACTTCAAATGAAGTATGGTGTATACAAATTTAACAGAGGAAAATACTCTACAGCAGACCTAGAGGAAGGTGTAGCTGCTGTTTCAGTAGAATCAAGTGTAGCTAATGTAACTGCTCAGAAAATACTACTGTCAGGAGCATTATCACAAGCTGCATCAGGTGTTGCTTTTATTGGTAACCTTACTGTTAAAGGAACAAGTGGCATTACTTCTAATGTTACTTCATCTTGTAATGGTCAAGTAACGACTACTGGTGGTCAGCCTAGTATGACCTCAAACAGTTCTAGCTCTTGTGCTGGAGTAATAATTCATGATGGTTTAGTTACAAATTCATTTGGTATTTATGGAATTTCAACTACCGCAGCAAATTGTGAGTTAATATTAATTGGTGGCGCTGCAACAACAGCTAATGTAACAACCTTTAATCAATGTGGTTTTGTTCTCACAGCTAATATTGTAGACGTATCAACTAGTAGTACCGTTGTATCAGTAGCACGTTTAAAGTGGACATTCGTATCAGAAGGAACAAAAGTATGGACAGAGATAGCAGCGTAATATGTTAATACCATTACAAATACCACCGGGCGTTTATAAAAATGGTACTGACTTTGAATCATCTAATCGATGGTTAGACTCTAATTTAGTTAGATGGCATGATGGATCATTACGTCCTGTTGGTGGATGGGATACAAGAAAAACAAATGCTGCAGCTTCTGTACCTAGAGGTATGCACTCATGGGTAGACAACTCTAATGGTTCAGCTTTAGCGATAGGAACGCATAATAAATTATTGTATGTAAACGCTTCTAGTGTTGTAACAGATATAACTCCATCTTCAGGGTTTACTTCAGGAGATGTAAATGCTACTTTAAACGTAGCTTTTGGTGGTGGTTTTTGGAATACTGGTATGTATGGTATTACTCGACCATCTTCAGGTACGTATCAAGAGGCTACAACGTGGGCATTAGATAACTTTGGACAGAATTTAATAGCGTGTTCATCTAAGGATGGCAAGTTATGGCAATGGACATTAAACGTAAATAACAATGCAGTTGTATTAGCAAATGCACCAGTCGGTAATCTATCAATGGTAGTAACCGAAGAAAGGTTTATCTTTGCATTAGGTGCTGGTGGTAATCCACGTAAGGTTCAATGGTGTGATCGTGAAGCTAATACTGTATGGTCTCCAGCAGCTACAAATGAAGCTGGTGATTTTGAATTAGTTACTAACGGACAAATTATGTGTGGCTTACGTATGAGAGGAAGAACTCTTATCATAACTGACACAGATGCTCACGTAGCAACATACTCAGGTGCGCCATTTGTGTATGGCTTTGAGAGAGTTGGTACAGCTTGTGGAGTAGCCTCAAGAAAAGCAGCAGTAGCAATTGACCAAGGTGCATTTTGGTTAGGTGCAAACGGATTCTTTATGTTTGATGGTAGTATAGCCACGGAACTTAAATGTGACGTTCATGATCTAGTATTTAATAACATAAGTAACAGTCAAATTAGTAAAGCATTTGCAGTTCATAATTCTCAACATAGTGAGATATGGTGGTTCTATACATCAGAGAACTCAACGGAGAATGACCGTTATGTAACGTATGACTACAAAGAAAACCATTGGGCAGTTGGAGAGTTAGATAGGACTGCTGGTGTTGATAGTGGTATCTTTGATTTTCCTATATGGGCAGATGCTGGTGGTGATTTGTATAACCATGAGTATGGATTAGACCATGATTCACACACGCCTTATGCAGAGACAGGATCAATTAGTCTTGGTAATGGTGATCAAATTATGAAAGTAACTAAGCTCATACCTGATGAATTAACTCAGGGTGATGTCAAGGTAACCTTTAAAACAAGATTTCATCCGAATGACACAGAGACAGTTCATGGATCATTTACTATGGCTAACCCTACAGCAGTTAGATTTTCAGGTCGACAGTTAAGATACAGAGTAGAAGGTGATAAACTTACTAACTGGCGGTCAGGAATTATGCGAATAGAAGCAACACCCGGAGGTGGTCGATGAGTGGTCAAATACCTCCAGCTCCATTAGGTGACAAGTGGAATATTTGGGGTGAGAAATTAAGTAAATACT